TTACTTTTAAATTAACAGTTACACAAGACAAAGGAGAAGTACTACATTGAGTAAAAATGACATTACAGGAGTAAATATTGCAACTAAACCTGCCTCAGATGCCTATAAAGCAGGTTATGATCGCATTTATCAAGCACAATATACCGAAACCTTACAGGAGCCTCCAGAAAGCCCTACAGTCAATTTAGAGTGTTTTAAAGGGCAATGTACCACCTGCAATAAACAAATCGATTAGAGAGCATCCTAGAAGGTCATTTTTCAAACAGGGCGGCTTCGGCTGCCCTTCTTCTTGTTAATCCTGCAATAGACTTCCCTCCAGCATGATTCCACCTACCAAACTCCGCAGCAGCTAATTCAAAGTTATAAAGATTTACGTATTTAAGTAAAGTACTAGAAAGAAAGTTAGCACAACCTAAGTTATATACAAAAGAACATAACGCATCAAATTGATTCTGGTCTAACTCAGCAGTTACATTCTTGTTGATACAATCTTCTGCAAACCCAACATCTTTTATTAAAAGGCTGGTTGCTTCAATAGAAGATACTGCACCAAAGACCTCTCCAGGCTTTATCAAATGTCCAAATCCAATAGTCATCTTACCTACAACATCTCTATATGGTATAGCACTAAAACCTTCAAACTGCTTAATTAAAGCAATACCTACAGCACTTGTCTTCATACTAATCTCCTTTAGCAAATCGCTCATATTTCTGTTCTATTAAGAATAAAGCTCTTGTACCCATGTGCCCTGAAATACCAACTAAAGCAGCAGTAATCGGTAGTTCTATATGAGAAGCATCACACATTAAGAAAGTAATTACCCCAACAAAAGCACTTGTAGTTATTTCAGCAAAAAGCCTTAGAAAGTTAAAAGTAAGTTTATACTGATTTACTCTATGTAAATAGCTAACTATACCACCCCAACTAGCTAAACCAATGACCCACAAGTAACCAATCCAGTTTGCAATAGTATCATCTATTTTAGGTATCATACTGAAGTCACCGTCTCCCAGTGAGTAGCTCCACCAATGCGGAGTTTATTAAGTGTAGTGTCAAAATACATTGCGCCTTTCTTATATGGAGGCGCTGATGCTGTTGTATATTGTGTAGGACCATCATAAAGAAGTCCTTTAACTTTAGTTGCTACTTGTAAGAACCAATTCTGCCAAGAAGGAGAATTAAATTCTTGCATTGATGTAGCAGAAGGTGGGTTAGGTAAGTTCATATTAGCAGTACTCCATTCCAGTTGCAAAGTTCATATCATGTAACTCATCTAGCTGCTCTTCAAGTCTTTCACCTATATCATTACGATATATAGGACTGTTTGGGACGATAAGGTCTTTAATTACCTTATAAGCATTCTCAGATGCCTCTACCACAGTCTTACCAATACCAGAAGCTACTAAACAATAGTCACCAGCAGTAACCATCATGTCTGTCATCTTAGAACCCGTATCTCCCATTACAGGAGCTTCTCCTGCCATGATCTCACAAAGGTGTATGTTCTTAGTGTTCTTAGGAGTAATGCCATAAATAGGAACACCAGATACTTCTTTCTTTGTTAAGTGGCTATAAGGAAAGTCAGGAATAGCAACTACAACACCAACAGCAATTTTATCAGAAATAACTTCTAAAGTATCTTTACCATCAATAAGATCAACCATCCATTGAGCAGGGTCTCCTTTATGGAGTACTTGTTGTATCTGAAAGCAAGGCCAGCCAGGTCTCATAGTAAACTCAAGAGGCCAAGGAGTACCTTTGTCATCAATGATACAGTTCACATCTACATAACCTACATAGTCTATAGCATGTAGTTGTTCTGTTACAGGTACAAGTACTTGCTCTGCTAGTTCTGATTTCTTGGTGTAGCGTTCTACTGTACCCATCTCACCTGTAGCAACACCAATATCTCCTGGCATTAGTTTCTTTTGTTCCCAGTTCTCACACCAGTACTTAGTAAAACCATTTGGACCAAACCAACCACCTACAGCCATTTCAATACCTGGAGTAAACTCTTGTAGAATAAATGAACCTTTAAGAGCATTCTTCTTCTTCCAGCGTTCCATCATGTACATCATGTCATCATAGTTTTTAGAAACATAAGACAACGCTCTATCGGAGTCACCAGCAGCCTTAGAAACAAACCGTTTCTTCGGGTCTTTTTTATACGAATCTTCAAGAAACTTCATTGCCTTATCATAACTAGAGAACTCAGTTGTAGGAAGAACTTTTACTCCTGCTTTCTCAAAAACCTCTTGCCCTTTATTACGATCTAGTTCCCACTCAGCACCAGCAACATTACAACCAAAGATAGGGTAGCCACGAAGTCTGAAGCTCTCAAGTCTATCAATGTGCTTATTGTTGTCTGTAACAAACACAAGGTCTGCCCATCGCATATCCCCTGCATTCCAAGCCTTAATCTTAGGTACAAGACCATCACCTACCTTGTTCTCTAAACCCTCCTTAGTCTTGTCTTGATACCAGCGAATAGTATGCCCATGCTCTTGACAGTCTAAAGCCCAATCTAAAGCATTTGCTGATGGATCTATAATCAGTATATTCATTTTGTAGTCCTAGACTTGTTTGAGTTAGCTCTCTTAGATTTAGCATAGAGTTCACGTTGACGTTTCTTATACTCAGCACTTGCTTTCATTTCCCTAGAGACACCATAGATACCAATACCCGCTGTACCAGCTAATGCTCTTACTATAGCCTCTTGTTTACTTACATTAGGGTCTGTAAAGGCATTTACAGAGAATGGAGAAGCTAATCCAAGTATAGCTGCTGTCTTAGAAGATACAGGATAATTAGAATTGAAACTAGGAGAGCCTGTTAATAGAATAGCACCAATTTTAATAGGAGCACCTAACTTATTAGTAATAAACTTAGTAGGAGACAATGCGGCTTCATACGGTTCCATTGAGTGTTTCATTAACTGCATTACTTCTCCATCAGGTAGTTCTATCTTAGTCTGGTCTTTATTATCCCATATAGGATGTCCAGATGTAGCATAATTAATAGCATTAAGGCCAATCAAGTAAGCCGCAATAGTTCTTAATACATACTTACGAGAGAAAGCAGCATTAGCTTTATTAGCAGTACCTCCAGGAAGAGCTTTAGACATAGCACGTAGTGTACTGGCTGTCCAGTCAGGAGCAAACATAAGTAAGCCCAGCATATCTCTACCATTAGGAGAACCAATATAACCTGTAACCTTACGCCCCACTGCTGTCTGAGCTTCTTGATGAGCACGAGACCAATTGATACCACCATAGGTATCATTAATAGCAGAAGCAATTCCTTTACGAGCCTCATCTTCTGGAATACCTTTATACTTCTTACCAGTACGGTATAATTCCATCTCTTTCAAATAAGTAGATAATTTAAGACCAGTGTGTAAATAATCCCAAGTAACTCTATCAAAAGTAGCCATCTGTATTTCTTCTAACTTGGTTAAAGGTTTCTGTAAGACTGATATATCTTTACCAAGAGCTTTACTAGCCAGTACATCTACAAGTTCACCAACCTTACCAATAGCACCAATAGGCGCATCATCAGGATGACCCACCATTAGACCACTCTTAATCCCTTTATCTATCTCATCACCAGCACCACCTTCTTTAAACATAGAAAGGGCTTTACTGATACCAGCCCGATCTAGTGGATTCTTACCAGCTAGTATAGCCGCCTCTCCAAGAGACTTAGCATGGAAGAAAGAACCTACGACGTTAAGCCGTTTAGCAGCAGAAGTAATAGATAAAACTGCATTCATTACATCATGATGATTATGTCCACCCATGACAATATTAAGAGCATCTGCTAACTCTGGATGTACTCTCTTACCTAACATCTGTGGATTATTAACAGACTTATACTCAGGAGGAGCCTTTTCAGCAGGTACAACTAGATTAGCAGAAGTACCTTCAGGTGTCTTAGCTTCTGTTAAGGACTTAATAAGAGTAGCTCCTTGTACAGCTTTGTTCATAGACTTTAAGTAATCACCCATCATATCAGCAAAGTCTACATTGTCTACAGTAAGACCTTTAGCTCTAGCTGCTTGTAAGAAGTCATCAAAGGACTCTTGAGTACGACTCTTACCGTGCTTACTTTTAGTTGAGCCAGATACGTTATGTTTCTCTGGAACAATTTCAGCTAGGATTCTTTGTACTTCTGATTGAGGCATACCAGACTTAGAAGCAATACGAGGAACATAGTCTTCAATAAATCCTTTAATAACACCAGCATCTTTAGCCATTTCTCCATATTGTACTTGTAATTTCTTCCAAGTAGCAGCA